CTTCTGCATCTGTTAGTCTTGATATACTCATATCATCATCTCCTTAGTTGTCATTCCGCACACTCCTGACACTTAACTGGGATAATATCAAAGTCACAACCGCCCACCTTTACTAGTGGGCAGCCTCTGTATTCGGGGAACAACCTACGCATCTCATCATCAAGAAGCTGCCACTTACATAACAGCTCTGCCACCCTCTCTATATACCTTCTTTCCTTATCCTTATCTACCAACCCACCCTCTAGACGTTCCATACATTCTTGTAAGTACTCCTGTCCAGCACGTAGCCGAGATAGGTAAGCCACCTCGACTGCTTCGGGTATGTTAGTCATTGCCTCTATTATGGTTTTTTTATTTTTTTTTATTTTTTCATACAGATCAGTACGATCCTTGCTGCCTCGTGCTGCAAGTTTATTATCCTGTACCTTGATCTCAATACCAGCATCCTTGCATTCTAATAACAATCTTCTAACCGTAAACCCTATATCGACTGCCATGATTCACTCTCCTCACTTGTTTGTTGAGATAGTGCTAACTCGCCGTCATTAGATTCTATTACCGCACCCTTGCTCTTCTGTTTAGATATCGCTGTATCTACATTACGCTCAGTTCTTTCAGTTGGTATCTCCCTGCCTCGCTCATCTTTTGGCTTGAGTTCTTTGATGCGTTCCTTGAGGTAGTCTCTAGACCTCTTACCATCTTCCTTTAGTACGCTATATACCAGATTCATATAAGATAATCCACCAGCGTCCTCTGTTTCAAACACATCTTTCCTAGTATATACAGCTTTATCATTAGAAAAATCTACACCCCAGCTCTGTGGCTGTTGTATTGGGACGTTGTTTGCCTTTCGGCAGAACAACGAGAAGTCCATGTTAGTTTTACCGCTTGAACTTCGCTTCGCCTCCCATACCAGACGAGCAGAGTTGTTGGTATAAGCTGAACCAAATAAAGTTCCTTGCTTATTAGAGTGAGAGATAAGAAGTACAGTTGTGTTCAGTCTTTCGATAGTATCAAAGAAAGGAATGACCGCCTCTTCTGAGTTCAGTTCACCGTTGATGGCCCTGCCCATACTATCTATGACTACCATCTGGATATTGTGCTCCCATATTAAGTCACGTATATAATCCTCGTGGTCTGATAGGTTACCTACCATCTTGTTGTACGTTATGTTGCTGTTAGTGTGCTGTGTGTCTGTAGAATCCATACCAAGGCCAGCATGGATCATACGTATCCTATGGCCTATCTCCCTCTGGTTGGTTTCAAAGTCTAAGAACAACACGTTAGACGGCTCTACAATTAACCCATGCTCGCTACTCATATGTCCCTCTTGTGCTAACACAGAAAGGAATGTCGCAAACATGCTCTTACCAGTACCACCATCTGCCCATATCAAGGTACAAGAGTTATCTAGTACCACATTTTCTATTCGCCATGACACGGCATCGGTTAAGTCTACGTCACGTATCTTAACCGCAGGTTCTCCTGTTCTAACTGTGTCAATGACAATGCCTGACATGTCTTCTACTATCTGTTCCCAGTCCACACCGTAATCATCTAATGGTCTTCTTCGATTTAGTTTTCTAGCAAAGGCATCCATACCCGATACAGAATCTAGGGTAGGATTACTTCGGTGTACTGGTTGGTCGTTTAATAGGACAGCTACCTCTGCCTTAAACCCTCGTGGTTTAATACGCCTAACACGCATCGTTACATTCCTAGAAGGCCACTCTAACTTAAAACCTGATCCTTGTCGTTCTATTGTTGGCTCCATTTATACCCCCCTTCTTCGGGTTTATTTATTTTTATTTTTTTATTTGATGAAGATTCCCCTTCCCATCTATTAATAATATCCATGATCTCTCCAATGGAGACAGTTCTCTCTACCTCGTACAGGGTGCTCCACATTTTACTGTTCTCTTTAACTGTCATATCAAAGTCAGTAAGCAGTGCATCGTATCGTTGTTTCCAATAGCTAGAGGGTTTGTCTTGTGACATATGCGTTCTTGCCTCCATGTATGGCTAGAAGATTGTCAAACAAGTTAGCCCAGTGGTCTACATCTACCCTAGCAAACTGCACCTTACCATTAAATATCTTTGGTTCAGTACGTATCTTCTCACCGTGCTTACATTTAGCTGCTTTATGGGCAGGTATATTATCGTGTTCAGTACATTCTATTTTGGGGTAATCACCAACCATACGTACTATCATTGCGTCACACTTGATGTTTGAATGCATTACGATGTCTGATTCATATTTTCGCTCAATAGCTTTAGCGTATGCTGCCACTTGAATAAAGCTAGAATCAAAAAGACCGCTACTGGTTTTCCAATCCACTACTACATAGTGGTTATCGCTAATCTTAAACAAAGCATCTATCTGACCAGCATAATGTACTGCAGATTTAGAAAGTTTATATGGCCTTAACATCTCACCATATATCCCTACCTCAGTACCAACTAACTCCCACTCTATATGATGTCTACGCCACTTGAGCCATGCCTGTACAGCTGGCTCAAGTTGTTCAGGTATGTCATTAACATCCTCGTCTTTCAACAGGCGTTCAATGATGTTGTGCATATGCGTACCTAGGGTAGCCGATGACTTCATCTCCTTATCAGACGCAGTAATAATCTCATGAGCAAGGGTCTTGCTTAATTTTTTACCGTTGTATTTTTCCAACTGGAAGGCTATCCACTTAGCCTTCCAGCTCTCTACGCCCCATGCTCGGAGCGTGGCACTAATGATAGTAGTAACAGAAGTGTGTCTAAGGCCGTTCCTAACATAGTAACGACTGTTCTCTTCTGTTACTTGGGTAATAAACTCTGGTGAAAGAGCCACAGGTATCTCTATAGATTGCATATTTCTTCTCCAAAAAAAAATTTATTTTTTTATTGTAAGGGGTCTTGTTCTAGAAACTCGTCATAGGCATCTGCATCAGGTTGGTAGCTACCCATCATTATAGATTCGTAGAGGTTGGTGAGATTCCAGATTTGTTCTGGTGTTTTATCATCCTTATTAGGCACATCTTTAAATGCTACCTGTCTGATAATTGAGCGACCCCGATCATCCATACTGTCTGCCCAACCAAACGCCTCTAAGTGACCACCCATCCAAGTCACTGGATCGTCTGGATCGTTACCCCTTACAGGTATTGATTGAGGTTGTGGTGTTGGAGCAGGGGCAGGAGCTATTTGTCCTGCACTCTTGCAGGTCTTTACATCGTTGGACACTCTGACTTGCCCATTTGTCCCAGTCCATTCCTTCTCTTGGTACTCCACTGTCCATGCATTACCAACGCCACCCTTCTCTATCATAGCTTCGGTGGGCTTGTCGAATGTTGAGAACCACAAGGTCTGGTTGTTAACATCTTTTAAACTAAAACGGTACGGCCCTTTGCCACTGTTACCATGACTGTTATCAGTCTCTTGAACCGCACCTGTAAATGTCTTCATATCTGCCATATTAATTAATCTCCATTGGGAATAGTTGTACAATATCTCCGATCACTATATGGGTATCGGTATCTTCTATCTCGTAGCCTAACGACTTCATGTCATCAGCGGAAAAAAATACATCTCTACCTATACGCTTACCAACCGTAGGTTTATCCCTGTGCCTTCTTCGCAGTGTCTCACTGTGAATACCGTCAACAGAGTCACCCCATTGGTTCTTGGTTACCATACCACTCGCTTCTGATAGCGAGTAGTATCTCACCTCTTGGTTGCCACACTTTACTAATAACAAATGGTTCTCCTTTAACTTTAAGGGGGTCGGGACTTTCACCCTATTGCTACTCACGATGGTGAACTAACCGTGCGAGTTTGTCTGCCTCAACGAGGAGCGGAAGCGTACCGCTACACACCGTGTCCGAGGAGGAATTTGTAGTCACATGGTCGGACAAGTCTACGACCACCCCTTTTATTTCTTGTCTGCAAATATTGCTGTGCGTTTGCACAACTATTATATCATACCTTTATACCTCTGAGCACACCTCATGGTACAGAAATCCAGATCAGGGTTCACTTTATATTTCTTAGAGTTTCTCCTGTTGGTAGCGTCCCTACCCAGTGCTACGTGCACTTCCCCACAGTACGCACACTGATACTCGTATGCGTACTGTAGTGGACGGCACTCTTTGCACAGGCCAGATGCGTTATAGCGTGTGATACGTTTACCGCAGTGGTTGCATGATCTGTTAGGTGATTGTCGTGGCATGTTCATGGTGCGTGTGTGATGCGACACCAGCTGTCTCGACAACCCAAGAGTCTCCCCTATCTTGGTGTTAGTTATTGCAGGGTCAAACTCAAGTAGTCTACGTATCATATCCTTAGTCTTACTCATGAACCTTCGCCTCCTCATACACCTCTTTAGTCTGGAGAGCAGACAACCTTTCAAGGTCGCTGTATTCCTTCTTAACCTGCTCCAA